CACCGGAGCAGAAGCCGAAGGTCGTGGACTAGACGCAGCAGAAACCGAGAAGATTGACCGCATTGAGGCAGACATTCAGGCAGCCGAGCGTTCCATTGAAACCGCTAAAAAGAATGAAGAGCGCATGGTTGAGGCTTCGGCAGCAGCTAAGGGCTTCGTTCCAGCAACAGAAACCAACACAGATGCAGACCTACTTAGGTCAATTCAAAGCGGAGAGATTCGTTCGGCTAACTTCGAGTTCCGCACAGTCACTTCAAGCACTTCAACAGTGCCCACCGGTTTCGCAGATACCGTTTTCCAAGTAGCCAGAAGTGTAGGCCCGATTCTTGAAACCTCAGAGGTATTCAATACTCAGAGCGGTGAGAACATCATTTACCCCGTTCTATCAGGCTACTCAAGTGCTTCTCAGAAGGGTGAAGGATCAGCCCTTGATTCTTCTGACCCAACTTTCACTAACTTAGACTTGGGAAGCTTTAAGTTTGGCGTGTTGGTTCCAATTTCCAACGAGCTACTAAGTGACGCAGGATTCAACATTGAGTCCGTAATTGCTGAGCAGGCTGGTAACGCTTTGGGCTTTGCTTTGAATGAAGCACACACAACCGGAGACGGAACAGGTGAGCCTAACGGAATCTCAACTGCAGCAACCACCGGGGTAACCGGAGAAAGTTCAGACGGTATTGCAAGCTATGACGAAATCGTTGACTTGGTTTACAGTGTTGACCCAATGATCCGTCAGCGCCAGACTTCTGGCTTCATGGTCTCAAGCGGTGCAGCCGCCGAGCTTCGTAAGCTAAAGGATGGTGACAACCGTTTCCTTTACGAGCTAAGGGTTGGAGAGCCAGACCAGTTTATGGGCTACCGTGTCAATGAGAACATTCACATGGCAGCACCTGACAACGATGCCAAGAGCATCTTGTTCGGTGACCTAAACGGCTACAAGGTAAGACTTGCAGGCGGCGGTATTCAGGTGGCCGAGAGTGCTGATTTTGCCTTTAATACTGATGTCACAACTTACCGTGTAATCGCCAGAGCAGACGGTGACCTCGTGCCTAACTCCGTGAAGGCATTCGTAGGCGCATCAGCCTAACGAACCTAAAGATTGAGACCCGTGACTTGGAGGTTGGTCACGGGTCTCTTCTTTTAAGTTTCAAAACTAAACTAGAATGGAAGCATGATTACAAACGGTTATATTGAGCTAAGCCTTCTAAAGAGTTCGCTTCAAATTGACGATAATATTCTTGACGACTTTCTAGAGTTGGCGATTGAAGGAGCATCAAGGCAGATTGATGCAACATGCGAGAGAGTTTTCTATCAGTCAAACGCAGAGACTCGCCTATTCACTCCCCGGGATTCTTATGTTGTTGAGATTGACGACCTAAGAAGCGTTACTACTATCAAGACTTCGAGCGATGCTGATGGTTCTTTTGATGTCACTTGGCAAGCTAAAGACTTTCAGCTAGAACCCCTGAACTCTAAAGCGGGCGGGATTGAATTCCCATCCACTCAGATTAGAGCGGTAGATGATTATCTCTGGCCGATTGATGGCGAAGAAGCCACGGTGCAAATTGTCGGAGATTGGGGTTGGGATTCGATACCTGCTCAGATCCGTCAGGCTACTTTGATTCTCTCTGCTCGATTGTTTGAACGCAGAAACTCACCGCTAGGGATTGCAGGGTTCTCAGACATCGGAGCAGTTCGAGTCTCACGCTTTGACGCTGATATTGAAAACCTAATCATGCCGTTCAAGAAAGTGAGAATGGCTTGAACATCACCGCAATCAGAAACGGTCTTGAAGCAAACATTGAAACAATCAGCGGGCTAAGGGCTTACTCAGAAATTCCAGATAACCCGGTAACACCATGCGCAGTTATCACGCTGAACAATATTAGTTATGATCAGGCTTTTCAAAAGGGCTTGACCGAGTTCGCATTCAACATCACCGTAATCGTTGGAAGGTTCTCGGTAGTTCAGGCTCAACAGAATCTAAATGACTACGCTAATAATGACGGCGATAAGTCAATCAAGACCGCCATAGAATCAGACCGTTCACTCTCAGGCAGTGCAGTAGATGTCCGAGTTGTGTCAATGGACTCAATTAGTGCATTAGACTTAAATGACGGAAACAACTATCTCGGGATGGAGTTTTCCGTCACCGTTTACGCAGAATAAAGGAGAAACAAATGGCGAAATTCGTCACTAACGATTACAGCATTACGCTGGGAACAACCGACTTCTCAAGCTCACTAAACTCAGTTACCCTTGATGTTTCAGTTGAAGAGCAAGAGACCACCGCTTTCGGCAACAGCAGCCGAACAAGAATCGCAGGTCTAAAGGATGCAAGCATCTCTCTAGACTTCCACCAAGACTTCGGCGCTGACTCAGTTGACGCAACTCTTTGGCCACTACTAGGCTCAACAGTCGAGTTCACAATCTTGCCAACGAGCGAAGCAGTTTCAGCAACTAACCCAAGTTACACCGGAACAGCCCTAGTAACTCAGTATCAGCCATTCGCTAACGCAGTCGGCGAACTAGCTACCTTGAGCATTACTTGGCCAGTCACCGGAGACATCACTAGAGCAACAGCATAAGGATAAGAAAATGCAAATAAACCTCCAAACCAAATTCGAAGACGACTCCGAGAAAGTAATCAGCGCAGGCGCAGCCGATCTAATTGCTTTTGAAAGAGAGTTTGACCTTAGTGTTGCCAAGCTTCAAAGTGAAGTGAAACTAACTCACTTGCTTTATATTGCTTGGCACTCTGAGAGTCGCAACAAGGCAACAGCCTTAGAGTTCGAAGAATGGACTAGCACAATAGTTTCTATCCAAGCGACCGACTCAAAAAAATGATTGCGCTGGGTGAGGAATCCTTTCACTGGAAACTCGCCCATCTCTCACACGAGTACCACATCGCTCCAAGTGTATTGCTCCAAGAGTCCCCGAGGATGCTTTGGACAATGGAGAGATATCTTCATTGGAGAGTTACTCAACAGGAGAACGCCAAGCGTAAGCGGTGAAGCCCCTGCCCCTAAAAAGGCGGGGGTTTTCTCTTTAGTAGAATATAAGGGTTAGGAGTTCTCTTGATTACATTAGGCAAACAAACCAAAGTCACGGGTTTAGATCGTGCCGTTCGGGAACTCAACAAAGTTGACAAGGACATAATCAAGCAACTTCGTAAAGACATGAGGCAAGAATCAAGCCCCATCTTGAAAGAGATTGTTTCTGAGGTAGATGTTCAAGCACCTATCAGCGGAATGCGGGGAAGTCATAGAACAGCATGGAGCGGGGTCAAGGGAGGCTTCAGCTTCCGCCCTAACGCCCGTTCTAAGGCTGGCGGGTATGTTCCTATAATCAACATGACTCTCCGCTCTAAGGGCAAGACAGCCGGGTTTGAGATTGCTGAAATGGCTGGCAGTAAGAACCTAGCCTTTTCCAAGAACAAAGCTCGGGGAAGGCAGTTCGTTGGAATCCTAAAACAGCGATCAGGTAGCAACTTCAAGGCTGGTCGTTTCGGTTACTCAGAGTTTCTAAAGAGAAGGCCAGAGATTCAAAAGACAGTAATAAAAATTATTGACGACTTTTCAAGTCAGTTCAACAAGAAGATTAGGATTCGCTAATGGCTATCAATCTCCCGATTGTAACGAAGTTCGATGCTAAGGGAATCAAGAGCGCAGAAGATTCCCTAAAGAAGTTTGGTAAAGCCGCAGGGGCAGCAGCAGCCGCAGCAACCGCAGCCGTGGCAGGTATAGCCGCAGCCAGTGTCAAAGAGTTCGCTAAGTTCGATTCTGCCCTGAATAAGTCAATCTCGATTATGGGGAATGTCGGGGACTCGCTTCAAGAAGACATGGCGAAAACCGCTCGGGAAGTTGCCAAGTCAACAACCTTCTCAGCCGAAGAAGCAGCAGAAGCGTACTTCTTTCTAGCTAGTGCGGGTCTAGATGCAGAGCAACAGATTGCAGCTATGCCGCAGGTTGCCAAGTTCGCTCAGGCGGGTATGTTCGACATGGCACTCGCAACCGACTTGGCCACGGATGCTCAAAGTGCACTGGGTCTAGCTAGTGATGATGCAAGTGAGAACCTAGACAACCTAACCCGGGTTACCGATGTATTCGTAAAGGCAAACACTCTAGCCAACACTTCGGTAGAGCAACTAGCAACAGCGTTCACCTCTAAAGCTGGTACAGCCCTGAAGACGGTTGGGAAGGATGTCGAAGAAGGTGCGGCCGCTCTAGCAGTCTTCGCCGATCAGGGTATCAAGGGCGAACGAGCTGGAACACTTCTAACTAACACAATCTTCGGATTGACTGATGCCGTTGATAGAGCTCCGGCAATCCTTGAAGAGATGAATGTTCAGGTCTTTGACGCTGAAGGTAACTTCAACAATTTCGCAGTCATAGCCGAACAACTTGGCACGGCATTAGATGGAATGTCAACCGAGGCGCAGATTGCCCAACTCTCACAGCTAGGACTAACCAAGCAAGCCCGTGAAGGTGTCTTGGCTCTAGTAGGTCAAGAAGACTCTCTAAGGGGCTATGAGAGCGCTTTGAGAGACGCTGGGGGTACAGCCGAAGAGGTTGCAAACAAACAACTTCAAACACCAACCGCCCAACTTGACCTATTCAAATCAGCTCTAGAAGATGCAAGTCTTGAAATCGGTTCGGGGCTAACTCCTGTCCTTGGAGATTTAGCCGCAGGTCTTACGCCGCTAGTCAACAATCTAACGCCCGCAATTGGCGACTTGATGGAAAAGATAACCCCAAGAGTCGAAGACGCTTCACAGGCCTTTCAGCGGTTCGTTGAGTTAGTCTCCGTTGACGCTGGCCGGGTTTACATTCTCAAGAACATCAAAGAAGACATAGATGCTTTCTTCAACGGTGGAGGATTAGCTGACGCATTATTAGCATTCAATGAGTTCCGTAATGATTTGATTATGGGTTTCTTGGAAGCTCTCCCGGGAATCATCGAAGGTCTAACTCAAGCACTCCCCGGGATAGTTACGTTCATTAGTGAAGAACTTTT